AGATCGTCAGAGAGCTCCAACAGCTCCTGGCCTGCTGGCACGGGACATGCCCAACCTGCCGCAGACGGCTGCCGCCCGCTCACCCACTCCAACAACCACCCTGACCTAACGGAGCAGTACTAGGCGGCTGCGCAAAAACAACGGCGTCCCCCTCCCTTAGACCGAAACGGGGACGCCGATGAGCCGGACTGCTGGTGCTAGCTCTTCTGGCCCGGTGCGCGCTCGGAGGGGCTACCTGTCCGCTCACGGCACACCGAGGCGCCCTGACTCGTGCCCCCGTCGAAGCTGCCGCGGTCGTTGCCCTCGGCGGCCTCCGAGCCGAAGTACGAGAAGCCAGGGGACCCGCCCTCGACGCAGTGGGCTGCCGAAGCGCCCGCCGGTGCGAACGCGAGGGCGGCCATCGCTGCGGCCGTTGCTGCTGTACCGAACTTCTTACGCATACATACCTCCGATATAACGGATTCGACCGCTCCTCGGCGGCCCCGTAGAACCCTTTCGCACGAGCGGCCCGAATGGTTCATGCGTCGCGCGCCGAGAAGGGGTCCGCCCCGGTCAGACCCACCCGAGCAGCCGGGTTGGTGCGGGGGCGGGGGTGGAGGCCCTCTCGGCGGCCATCGCGAGGGCGATCACGGCGTCGATCTGCGCGGCCTCGGCCGACTTCACGAGTCGCCACCCGCGCGGCGTGGGCTTCGCCACCGCGGCGGCGGCGTGGCGGTCCAGCTCGCGGTCGCCGGGGTGGCGCAGTCGCTTCTCGGTCACCAAGCGGTGCAAGTTCTCCGAGCAGATCGTCATGCGAGTCTCGCTCTGCGCCCACTCGATGAGCTGGAGGCCGTGGTCGCGCTCGAGGCGCAGCGCTTCGCTGGAGAACCGCATCGGGTCGAACACCACTTCCTTGATCGGGCGGCCGGCGGCCACGAGGCCCTCGATGAAGGCCGAGGCTTTGAGCACGGCGTCGGCGCCCTGCCAGATCTCGACCAGTGCGACGCGCACGCCGTGCTCGTCGCCGACGCAGCCGACGACGGCCGTCGCCGAGCGGCTACCACCGACGTCGACGCCGAGCACGAGCGGTTCGCCGGGCTCGACGGCGTAGGTGTCGTCGCGGCAGGCCGCCCACGCGCCGGGCGGAAGCCACGTGGCCGAGCCGACGTTCCAGCAGCAGCAGTGAAACTGCAACCACTCGACCTCGCTTACTCGCGGGCGCTGCTCGCGGATCTCGGCCAGTGTGCGCAGCGGGTTGCAGCGGGCGACGGCGCGCAGATCGTCGGGCGACTGCTCGTCGGACAGCGACCACTCAAGCCACGCCAGGCCGTCGCCGCCGCACTCCAACACGGGGCCCGTGCGCCTGACGTGCGGGGCGCTGAGCGCGCGTAGGCGTAGGCGGCCGAGCGGGCAGTCCTCTGAGGCGGCAGCCGTGGAGATACCGAGGAACTTGCACTCAGCGTTCTTCAACATGCTGGTTGCCATCGCGCCGAGCAACGTTGGCTCGCGGTCACTCCACGCCCAGATTTCGTCAGCTAGCAGCAGCGTCGGGTGCGGCCAGCCGTGCGCCTTGTCCCCGGTCGCGGCCACGACGGTGAGCACTGCGGGGCCCTTCGGGTCTGAGGCCCAGCGCAGCGCGTCGGTGCGCCAGATGACGAGCGGCGCGACCACGGGGTGGCGCGAGAGCGCGCGGACCATGCCGCCGATGACACGGGCCTGCTCGCGGCTGGCGGCGGCGATGTAGACGCCAGGGGACTCGCGGCTCAAGCAGTGGTGCACGGCGACGTGCGCGGCGAGCGTGCTCTTTGCCGAGCCGCGCGGCAAGATCGCCACGACTTCGCGCTCGGCGCCGAAGTGCGCGCGCGCGATGCGCCGTTGGAAGGGCGCGATCTGGTAGCCGACCGCCTTGCAGAAGGCCAGGAAGCCCCGGTAGCCCGGCCGGAAACTCGCTTTTTCGAGGGGTCGTCCCGCAGACTTGATCCCCGATGGCGAAGGCATCTCCTCCTCAGCTTCACGAGCGGACGGGCGATCCGTCAACGCGGCGGCGCTGGTGGCAGCGCGAGTCGCGCGTCGAGCAGCGCGCGATCCCTCAGGCCGACGTCGGCTGGATGGTCCCGACGACCGCGTCGGGGATGGCGATCACGCCGCACTCGGCGTTGAGGATCATCGACGTGCTCGCGTGCGTGAGGTTGCTCGCGGAGTCCGCGTCCGTCTGCCCGTTGATCTCGTACCGGCGCACCGGAGAGACCCGCGAGCGGTCCACCGGGGCGCTGCGCGATCTGCTGGAGCGGCCGGCCCCGGCGACGTCGCAGGCGAATCTGATCTCCAGCCTCGTCGGTGCCCTTGCGATGAGAGGAAACGGCTTCCTCGGCAAGTTCCGCGACGTCGACGGCAACGTTGCGCAGCTCGTACCCATCTCCCCTGACCTCGTGACGGTTTCGCTCGCGGGTGTCGGCGGCGAGCCTGTCTACACGTTGCTCTCCGAGGGCGGTGTGAGCGAGCACACGTCGGCGGACATCTTGCACTTCAAGGGCCTCTCGGTCGACGGCATCTACGGCGTGTCGCCGGTCAGCTTGGCCCGCGAGTCGCTCGGCCTGGCCGCCGCGCTCACGGAGACCTCGGCCGCGCTGTTCGCCAACCAGGCGATCCCCCGGGGCGTCTTGACGGTCCCGAGCGGCGATGCCGAGGACGACGTGCTGGAGAACCTGCGCGAGGGCTTCGCCGGCCGTCACGGTGGCCCGCAGAACGCCGGAAGGGTGGCGGTGCTGACGACCGATGTGCAGTTCACCGGCGTGAGCCTGAGCCCCGCCGACGCCGAGCTGCTCAGCATGCGCAAGCTCTCCTCCACGGAGGTCGCGCGGCTGTTCCGCGTGCCGCCGCACCTGATCGGCGCCGAAGGCGGGTCGAGCATGACCTACAGCAACGTGGCGCAGGAGCTTGACCATCTGTACCGGCTGAGTCTCGCGCCGCTCATGGCGATGATCGAGCAGGCCGTGAGCAACGATCGCGACCTCTGCGCTCGCGGCGAGTTCGTCGAGTTCTTGCTCGACGCGCAGCTTCGCCCGGATCCCGAGACCCGATCGCGGATCTACCAGACCGCCATCGCCGCCGGCTACCTGACCGTCGACGACGTTCGCCAGCGCGAGAACTTGCCGCCCCTTCCAACGTCGCCGCCCACCGCGGCGCTGCCCCCTCCCACGGAGATCACCACCCATGCATGACCATTGCCGCCTCGAGCAGCGCACCGCTGCCACCACGGAGATCCGCACTGTCACCGCCGACGTGCAGAACGTCCGCGCGGAGGGTCACACGTTGTTCGGCCACGCCGCGCTCTACGGCGTCGAGAGTCGCCCGATACAGGACCGCGAGCTGGGGCGCTTCACCGAGACGATCGCGGCCGGCGCGTTCACCGACGTGCTCGCCAGCGCCCCGGACGTCGTGCTCACGCTCAACCACGACGAGAGCCGCGTCCTTGCGCGCACGAGCAGCGGCACGCTGCGCCTACGCGACGAGTCGCAGGGCCTGGCCTTCGAGGCCGATTTGGGTGACGGGCCGACCGCCGACGACGTGCGGTCGATGGTCCGCCGCGGCGACCTCACCGGCATGAGCTTTCGCTTCCGCGTCGCGCCGGAGGGCGAGAGCTGGCAAGGCGAGCGCCGCACCCTGACGCGCGTCGAGCACCTGGCCGACCTCTCCCTCGCTACGACGCCGGCCTACAACGGCCCCACGGTCGAGCTGCGCAGCCTGCCCGAGCAGCGCCGCGGCACCCTGAGCGTCGGGCAGCGTCCGGGCCTGACCACGAGCGCCGGGCACCGTGGCCTCGCCGACGCGTTCCGTACCAACGGGTTCCCGGGTGAGACCGCGAGCGTCACCTTCGATGAGTTCCGCGCCGCGACGTTCACCGGCTCCGTCGACGCGCTCAGCCCGCTGCGCGTCAACGGCGTGAACCTGGGCGCTGACCAGCGCTACGCCTGGCCCGCCTTCGGCTTGGTCGGCGTTGCCGCAGGGGACACGTCCGTGCAGGTGCTCAGCCAGTCCGCGCGGACCCTCCCGGCGACGGCGAGCATGATCCGCAACATCGACGCCGTGACCGCCAAGCCCGAGGTCGACAGCGCGTTGGCGATCCTGAACGTGCCGCTCAAGCAGGTGGCCGCCATCGAGAAGAACGTCCCGAACGTCTACCTCGAGCAGCCCGTGTTCAACTCTGTGATCGAGAACGATCTGCGGCTCGCGTTGAACGAGGCGCTCGACAAGCTCGTCCTCGATGCCGTGGCCGGCTCTGGGTTTCAGGTGCCCGGCACCGACCCGCTGCTGGTCAGCATCCGCAAGGCGATGACCGCGGTGCTCGCTGCGGGCTACAGCCCGGATACGTTGATCCTGACGCCGGCCAACGCCGAGGCGCTCGACGTTCTCGTAAGCGGCATCTCCGGCGGCACCAACGATTACGTGTTCGGTGCCGGCAGCTTCGCCCCCGGCACGATCTTCGGCCTGAACAAGCGGATCTCCAAGACGGCCGCCGCGCCGTGCGTCGCGGACTCCCGGGCGCTCGGCAAGCTGTACGCAAGCCCGATCCGCCTGGCCCGCTTCGAGGTCGACGCGGGATCCACGAACCGCAGCAACGTTCGCCTCGAAGGCTCCGCGGTGTTCGGCGTCGAGCGCCCGGACGCCGCCGTGCGGATCGCGGCCTCCTAGTA